TTTTCGCTTTTACCGGCAAGGGTTGGTTCATATCATTTCCGGGTTCATCCATAAGATTGACGAACGGGAATTTTTCGATGGGATGAAAGCCTATATTCAGGAACCAACCGCCGAATATATCCCGATTGCTGATGCGTTGGAAGCATTTTACCAAAAGTCGGGTGCGTTTTCCATTACCCGGTTGCCTATTCTACACGAAAATGAAATCCTAAAAGATTCGGCGCGTGTGTGTTACAAATTCTACTTAGATAAAATTATCACCATCACCAAGGATGGCATATTGGCCCAGGACTATGCCACCGCCAACCGGTTAATCTGGTTCCATAAGGTGCAGCAACGGCCGTATGTTATCAAGTCCGGCGGCCGGTACCGGGATTTTTTACACCTGGCCATTGGGCTTTCCAACCATCTTTCCGCCGTCATTGGCTACCTTTCGCACGAATACAAGGACGAAAATACCGGCTATATCATTGTTTTAACCGAACAATGCCCGGATCCCAGGGACGGCGGTGGTTCCGGTAAAAACCTGTTCGGTTCCCTGTTTTCGCATACTACTTCCTACTTATCAAAGGCGGGCTCACAAACCAAGTTCGATGAAAAGTTTTTTCAGGTTTGGAACGGCCAACGAATTTTCGCCATTTCGGACGTCCCTAAAAACTTTGACTTCGCATTCCTGAAGGAACCCAGTACAGGAACCGGCGTCATGAAGAAGCTATATAAAGACGAAGTAATCCTATCAGTCGATGAAATGCCAAAGTTTTTAGTCCAAACCAATTATTCGTGGGAAAATGTAGATGGCGGACTGAAACGCCGTATCATCCCGATTGAATTCACCAACTTTTTTACCTTATCCGGTGGCGTCAAAAAACATTTCAACGCATTTTTCCCCAATGATTGGACCGCTGAAGATTGGGCCGGCTATGATTACATCATTTTACATGGCATTGCCCAATGGTTAAGACAAGACCAGGTATTGACCGCCGCCGCATTATCCGACGGCGGATGGGAAAAACAAATCCGCCAAACTTATCATGACAATACGATTGATTTTATTGAACAGCATTTACCCGGTTGGATGGCCAATTTAAACGGGTTTGTTTCCACGGATGATTTTAATGCCCAATATAAGGCGTTTGCGGCGGCCAATGGAATTAGGTACCAATCATCCGCCGTGCAGCTTAATAAGGCATTGAGGGATTACTGTGATGGCAAGGGCATCATTTTTAACAAGGAGGCAAGAGAATGGTCCGGGCCAATCAAAATGACGGGTAGATCATTCCTGCCAAGGGCGCCATTTTAATGGACGGAAGTTCTAATATTTCCGTCCAACTTTCGTCCAAAGGTTAGACCGATTAAAACCCTATAATACAACTCTTTACATACTTAAGACGGAAAGACGGAACATTTTATATAAAAGTCCCTATATAGGTTTTAATAAAGGGGTTTCTAATATATGGGTTTTTCAATAGGGGTTGTTATGGAATTTTCTATATAGGTGAAATTTTTGCGTCCTAAATATATTTCAGTATTCAATAAACTAAAAGTCATATATTTATGTCAAAAAATTGCCGGACGGGACTTCCGTCCATTTGAATAAAGTTCCGTCCACCGCATTAAAAAATACCCATAAATATGCAAAAATTACAGTTTATTAAAGAAAACATTGATCAATGGATCCGGGATGGGTTCATTTCTAATCATGAATTTAACAGACAATACAAAGCATTTTGTAAAAAACGCGGGCGAAAGTATAAGCCGGCGGATTTAACTTTCAATAGAATGATTCAGGAATATTGCTTTTTTAATTCAATTATATTTTACCCAACCCATAAATGGGATAATTCAGTCCGTTTTATAGGTAGGCAATTTTCAAAAAAAGAAACAACCAAACCAAATGTCAGAAATCCAATTGCAAGCAGCCTGTTTTAAGTGGGCATGGAACACATTCCCCGAAACCAGGTACTTATTTTTTTCGGTTCCGAATGAAGGCAACCGGTCACTTATCCTTTCCCAGCAATTAAAGGCTTCCGGGTTGATTTCCGGGATTCCGGATATGATACTTATTCGGAAGTATAGTACATTTGGATTTGAATTTAAAGATGGAAAAAAGGGTAAAACTTCCAAAAATCAGGATAAAGTGCATGAAGTTTGGGCCGAAAATGGGTTAAATGTGTATATTATCAGGAATTTTACGGAATTTCAGGGAATATTTACCGAAATCATGAATTATGAACGCTAAGCAATTAAGATTTTGTGAGGAATATGTAATTGACCTAAATGCAACCCAGGCTTATATTAGGGCCGGATATTCCAAGGAAGGTGCCAGCGTTTCAGCCTCAAAATTGCTCGGAAATCCTAAGATCGGCCATAAAATAACCGAATTACAGGAAAAAATCCGGGAAAAATCCGCAATAACCGCTGAAATGGTGGTAAATGAGCTTGTAAAACTTGGTTTTACTAATTTTAAAAACTACATCGGGGCCGGTAATACCATTAAAGATGTATCTGAATTGGATGATAGCGTTTCCGCCGCCGTCGAATCATTGACCACCACAACCACGGAATGGGAAGGTGGATCCAAAACCCAGGTAAAAATAAAATTGGCAAGCAAAGCCGATGCCCTGGAAAAATTGGGGCGGCATTTGGGAATCTTTGAACGTGACAACGATCAGAAAAAAGGAACCATCACCGTTGAAATTGAATAAATGCCGTTAATCCAAAAGGAACCAATCCGGGTCAAAATACCTAAAAGGGCATTTTTGCCGTGTTATCATCATTTACTTACGAGTGAAGCCAACATCAATTTCCTTTGGGGCGGCCGGGATTCCGGCAAAACCCATTTCATTGCCCAACGGTTGATTGTGAAATGTATGGTGTCCGAATATTTCCGGTGCATCCTGATTAAAAAAACATTTGGATCCATCCAGGAATCCCAATGGCAAACCATTAAAGATATTATTGAATCATGGCATTTGGAACACCTTTTCACATTTAAGGTGGCACCGTTGTCCATCATTTGCAATGTGAACGGCAACCGTTTTATTGCCCGTGGGTTGGATGATCCGCAATCTATTAAATCAATTAAGGATCCAACGGATGCATGGCATGAGGAAGGAAACCAGGAAACGGAAAATGATTTTATCACCGTGACAACAACATTGCGGACCAACAAGGCGAAGGTTCAACAATGGTTTTCCTTCAACCCGGAATGTGATGGTGACTATCAGGAATTTTGGCTATATAAGCTATTTTTTAAAGATAAGGACCCGAACGGATTATATAAATGGACCATCAACACGGTGAAGGGGCCGGTTGAATTCACGTACACATCTACGCATACCACCTATTTAGATAATGAAAAGTGTTCCGCCGAGCGGATTGCGTTTTTAGAACAATTGCAGTCCATTTCCCCGTATTATTACCAGGTATATGTAAAAGGCATGTGGGGCCATCGGGAAAACAATGCGCCATTCTTTTATGCGTATGACAAAGGCAAGCATTTGCGAACCACCACATGGAACCCATATACGGAAACGTTATTGTCGTTTGATTTCAACCGGTCACCGATTACAGCCCAGGTTTGGCAATGGTACCCGGCATTGAACACGTTGCGCGGCATTGAGGCAATCAAATTAAATAATTCAGATATTTATGCATTGTGTGATTACATTGTCCGGGCATATCCATACGCCAATTTCCTGGTGACCGGGGACGCGACCGGGCAAAATAGTTCGGCCCTGGTCCAAAACGGGTTGCACTATTATACGGTAATAAAGGAACGGTTGAATTTGGGCAATGGGCAAATAAAGGTGCCAACCAAAAATCCACCGCTGAAGGAATCTCAGGTATTGAGCAACGCCGTGTTGCTGCATATCAACGTGGAAATTGACCCGGTCCGGATGGTGCCGTTGGTGTATGACTTGAACAATGTGAAGGTGGCACCGGATGGGACCATTGAAAAGAAAAACCGTAATGACCCGGCGCAACAAGCGGATCAGGCGGATTGCTTCAGATATTTGTGTGATACATTCTTTAAGTTCGTACTAAGAAAATAATTTACATTTGAATATAAAATCAAAACCAATGCAAAATTGTTCATGTTGTTTTGAAGATTGGATTGGTCCATGCAATGGGCCGTACGAATATGTAACTATCAATACCAAACTAAATTCCGGTGTCACCTACAATTGGCGCATCA